CACTCTTTAGGTGCAGGAGTATCATAGGCATTAGGGCAGAACCAGCACTTATAGTTACAATGAGTATTGTTTTCTATTTGTGCAATTCGATAACCAAACCCATGAAATTCAGGTAGTGGTCTTGCTAATGCACTGGTCATTACATGCAGCGATCAAGTGGAAGATATGTAAGTGATTTAATATCACCCATATTACCCTTGGGCCATGTATTAAATGATAAACTAATTCTCTCTTCTTCACCCACATTAGTAGGAACAGAATGAGTTAGATTGCTTGGGAATAATATCAACTCTCCTCTCTTCATTGGTAGCATGAATGTTGCACTGTTGAAAGTATTATATTGTTCTGTTTGTAATGATACATCTCTTTGCTGTCTACTTCTAAACTGAATAGGTGGCATCTGCTCATGGATTTGAGGATACCATACACCACTCACCATACTATTCGGATGCACATGCTCATGATGTGATTCTCCTTTTTTACTCTTATTCAACCATGACTGTGTAATGACCAACTTATCAGTAGAGGCATAGATCTTGGTCACAAACTCATGTAACTTTGCTTCAATAAATGCTCTGATGTTTGATAACTCTGGTCTATCAAGCACAAATGTATCTTCTGACTGTCTATTATAATGTATCTTCTGACCACCACCATCACCACCTTGATTCTCCTTTCTACACTCTGCATTACGAATCCACTCTAATTCCCTTGTATAATCAACTGGGTAAGGGCAAATCAATACTGGTGTAGGAAACAACTGCATCAACTCATCACCTGCTGGAGTCTGTTGTGTGGGGTATCCCATTGATGATGGTTGTACCTTCTTCTCTTCAGGTATCTTATCTGGTGAATAAAACCCCTGTGCATTATTCTGTTTAGGTGGTAAGGGAGGCATTTGAAACCCTTCTGGATTTGGTTGGGTTTTAACTCCTGTCAAATCACTGAAATCTATTGCTGCCATACTATTATGGATGTTATACTCCATTATATATCCATACTACAAATAATGCAAGGTTACGAATTGTTACTGTTATAGAAATATGGATTTCTGATATGGTACGATAGGAGTATCCGCACAAGATTATGAGTAAGGAAATGACTGCCAAGGAGAAACTCCTGTTCATTTTATCATTCATTTGGGCAATGCACTGGGGAGTTCGTGTTGCCTTTGCAGTTATTAGCACACTTGAATTGAGGTACTTTTAATGCACTATATTACTCATTCTGGATATGATTACTCTGAAAAGAGATGCGTGGATGTTGCTGAATGGTTCGTGAATGAATATCTTTCACGTTATAATATTGACATCAATGTTCATCATTGTCGTTTAATAAATCGTGAAAGTGTCTATGGATGGTGTTGGGCAACTGATTGTGACTACAGACCTCGTGAATTTGATATTGAGATAGATAATCAACTTCCGATGAACATGTATATTGAAACTCTATTACATGAGTTGTGGCACGTTTATCAGCACGTTAAGGGTGATCTTAAGGATAGGTATGGTAAGCGTTGTTGGAAGGGTGTGGATCATTCCAAGATAGATTACGAGAATCAACCTTGGGAAAAGGAAGCAGTTAAGATGGAGAAGATATTATATCGTAAATACAAATCTTTCTCTACAAAATCATGAAAACTGAATTCATTTGCGTCAAACCTAGAACCAGTGAAGCGAGAGATCGTTTCACTACTAGGATGCACAACTTACATTCTTGTCGTGTAGATAAGCGTGAATATGGTAAAGTTTATCTTTCATCCATATCAGGAAAGTATCTCTTCTCTATACATGAGGGAGGGGATGATAATTGGGAAATCATCAAGTAAGTATATGTGCGTAGGCATAAATTTTTGTAAAACGGCACTTGATTTTATGTTGGTTTTCTGATAAATAATAACAGGATTGAGGATAAAAAGATGCTCTAAAACCTTTTGTAATTGTAGTTTATTGGAGAGTATTAATGCACAATCTTATCTCACACAATCAGTTAGCAGGATGGAATAATTTAGAAATGTCCGATAATGCAAGTATGCAAACGGATCTAGTCAACGACTACTTTAACTGCCTGATTGAGTGTGAAGACGATCAACCAAGTTGTAGACGTATCTGTAAGGAGATGTTTTTTTAAAAACTAAATAGGAACATAACAAATAAACCCACTTGACTTATAGTTGAGTGGGTTTTATACTGTCTATAAGTGTAAGAATAAAATGACAAGATTAGTTGCATTTAAACCTATTTTTCCTTCACCATTTGGTTATTGTAATTTTGGTGAAGAGAATCGTGAGTTAAATAAACAATTAATTAAAGATATTGATTATGATAGGTCAGTTGGTACTGGTAAACAAAGATCGTTTAAACATAATGCTTCATCATGGCAATCACAACCAGAAATGGATAAAAAATATGATAGTTTTAAGACATTAAGAGATCAGGTTGAATATGCTTTTAAACCTATTATGAAACATAGTGGGTTTGAACAAAAAGTTGTAGATAAATGTAAAGTAGAGAATTTTTGGGCAAATTTAATATTTGATGCTGGTGGATATTCTACTCCACATTTTCATGGATCGGGTAGAACATTATGGTCAGGAGTATATTATCCTCAAGGAATGGGAGAAGAAACTAATTTAGATGAATTTAAAGAGGAGGATTATATCCAATTAGGACACAAAGATGGTGATGGAATATTAGTATTATATGATGCAGCAAAACTTGTTAAAGCACAAGTATATAAACCATTTGAAACTGGTGAATATTATGGTCAGGAAGTAACAGTAATTCCAAGACAATCTTTACTTGTATTATTTCCTGCATGGATGTCACACATGGTTACACCGTTGACAAAAAAGGAGAATAGATATAGTATATCATTTGCATGTAACTATTATAATAATGAATGATCTTACTAGAAAGAAATTAGATAAGATTGCAAAAGATCTTGGTTCTAAAGTTGATTATATGACTTGTTCTGACCCTCATAGCACATGGGATAAAATTGTGATAGAATACAACCATGAATTAAAGGAGAAAGATGCAAGTGCCTGATTTTAAAGATGAACTTCTTGAAGTATTAAAGAGAGATGCTTACAAGAAGGGTGAATTTAAACTTTCTTCTGGTCGTGAAAGTAATCATTACGTGAATTGTAAACCAGTAACATTAAGTGGAAGAGGATTAACTCTTGCTAGTTTATTATTACTGAAGCAATTAGAGCATGATTCTAAAGTAGTGGCAGGATTAACATTAGGTGCTGACCCATTAGTGAGTGGAGTGTCAGTTGTGTCTGCATTGGACGGAAAGATAGTCAATGCACTAATTGTAAGGAAAGAGGCAAAAGGGCATGGTACACAGGCATGGATAGAGGGATTACTGCCACCTGAAGGTACATTAGTAACAGTATTGGAAGATGTAATAACAACTGGTGGTTCTGCTGTTAAGGCAGTTGATAAATTAAGAGATGCTGGTTATAAAGTAGGACGAGTAGTTTGTATTGTTGATAGACAAGAAGATGGTGAAGCAGATAAGTTAATGAAAGAAAAGAATTTAGAATTGAAGAGCTTGTTTACACTTAAGGATTTAATTGATGAGAATGAATAATGAAACTAAAATCACATTTGCATTGGAACATATTTCTCATCTTGAAGATCTAATCAAAGATAATATTGATGAAGCAATATTACAGGCATATCTTAATGATATTAAAGGTATGTTTGAAAGACAATTAAACAAAGAACAATTAAAAAGGAGAACAAAATGACAACCAGAACACATAAGATTGAAAAGAAGAATGAACAACACAATCAAGAGTGGAGTTGGGAAGAGACACCAGATGTTTTAGCAGCATTAGAACAATTAGATAAATCTAGTAAGATAGTAGAATCAAAACGTGTATAAATACCTACTCGCAGTTCATTGAGGAGTGGGTTTGAAGGACAAGAAGGCAGCAAAGTTAATTATCAAGAGAGCAAAGAAACATCCAGAGTTATATTCAAAAGAAGAAGTAAGGTATGCTAAAGAGTTTAGAAAACGTCTTAAGCAAGAGAAGAAAGAGAAGAAGGGTGATTGTGAACAAGTGTGAAGAGAGTATAAAGACAGTATAAAATTTATAGATATTTTATATAACAATGTTATAATTTCAACACATTACCACAGGAACCATGATTAATTTAGACCAAAAGTACGAAAGTTACGTTAGAAACGGAGAAAAGAAGTTAAGAATTGATGGAATACAGGAAAGAGTCAGAGGTTATGGTTATACTGATGACGGTAAAGACATCAATGGATACTATCTCCTGACGGACAACTACACCCTTTATTACAATAGAGATGAGCAGTTCCTTAAAATGGAAGCAATTCGAGAAGTGGCACACAATATTGCCTAAACCTTTCCTGTGGGTGTATAATGGCATTATAGAATGAAAAAAAACTTATGAACCAGTTCTATCAAAAAGAAATCGGTGGAGTTCTTGGAGCAATTTTAATCAGTGCTTCACCAACATTTGCTAGTCAAGTACGAGGATATTCTCCTTCATATCCAAATAGATGGCAAATAGCAGATTCTTATCAAGAAGGATATTCTACTACTAGAAAATGCTATAGAGAACAATATAGAGAAGAGTATGTACCTGGAACTAAAGATAATCCTGGTTATATAAAGTCATGGACTGATACTATTGAGTATCCTTGTAGAAGAACTAGAATAGAAAGAACACCTGATAATATTAATAGAACCAGAACCTATGAGGAATATGATGATAATGATTGTTCTGATGGTAAGATTGCTGGTGCATTATTAGGTGGTGGTGCTGCTGCTGCAATGTCACGAGGAGATGGACGTTGGTGGGCAATACCATTAGGTGCAGTTGTTGGTGGTACTATTGGTTGTGATATTGATGGAGGTTAATAACACAAACTGGTACGTCTAAACTGTCCTTATAGTGAGAAACAGTTACGGGTTTATCTACTCTGACAATCAACTGTATCATAGAACCTGATGCCAGTGCGACTCTGGCGACAGTTGATAAGAAGCAGAGACATGACGATAAATTAAAATTACTTACCCGTAATGTTTCTCCCACTTATTCTTTTATAATTGACTCAAATGGCAACAAGATCACGAATTGGACTATTACTGGAAACAGGATATGTTCTATCTGTTTATCATCATTGGGATGGTTATCCAGAGTGGTTGGGTGTTACTTTGAAAGAAAAGTTTAACACTTATGATAAGATTGCTGAATTAATTGATGGTGGAGATATATCTTGTTGTGATTCTGATAGTGATTGGAATCTTGAAAAGGTAGATCTCCATGTTCAATATTATAATGATCGTGGTGAAAAGACTGAACCAAGACTAGATACAACTGTTGAGGATTATCTTGCTAATGGTGAAGAATATGCTTACTTATTTGAAAATAATGAGTGGATATGCTATGATTTACATTATTCAGAACCTCAAGTGGTAAGTATTCCAGAAAAGGCAAATGTTAGTTGATTTAAGTAAAGATGAATTGCATATTCTTCAGTCAGCACTTAATTATATGAGTGCTGCTGAAGAAAAACAATTAGTAAGACACTATGGTGATGTTGTGAAATTATATGATAAACTTAAAAACATTTCTAACGCTTGTACCTGTAAGGAGGACACCAAATGAATTTTGATGAAGCACCACTCAATCAAACTGATGAAATGATTAACAATTTCATTGAGGATTGTGAGAGAGAAGCAGCAAAATTAGAAATCACTGTTGATTATTATATTGCCGAGTTTGTCGTTTGACATTCTCGGTTTTTTTCTTTATAATATATAAAATAACTATTCAATTTACAATGGCACAACTGTATAGAATAGAGGAACTAACTACTGAAGGTTGGACTCTAGTTGATAACTCTACAACTAAATTAACAAAAGAACAATGTGATGCCAAATTAAATTGGTATGTTGAAACTGGTAATGTAAATCCTAACAGATTAAGAGCAGTTCCAGATGCCTGATTACGAACCAGAAGTCAACGATTATGTCGTTTGGGATCGAGGGGAGTATGGTAAAGATGAAGGTTGGGTTTATTTTAAAGGAGATGAAGTTGATAATGAGAAAAGAGTTAAGTTTGGATGGAAACCAGTTGCAAGATATATTACAATCGAAACTGGTGTTAGACCTAAACCTCAATGTGATTATTCAAAGAATGATCCTCACAAGTATATTCATACATTATTATTATGTTATGATACACATTGGCATCAATTAAAGTTTGTGAAAAAAAGAGAAACACCATATTGTCAACATTATTCACAGTATGATGATATACACTAACTGGTACGTCTAAACTGTCCTTATAGTGTGAGGGATATGTGGTTCCTATGCCCCGATTAAGTTTGGGGGTTCAGGTGTAAGCGATTCCCATAGGGTAAATTTGGGCAACATGGGTGAAACCCAGATCATTGCCCCACTCCCTCACTTCTTTTAACTAGGTTTTTATGATGACTACTATTGTTGAACAATATAATAAAGAAGTTGATGCACTTCCAGAAATACATCATCAAGGTGGTGGTGGAAATGCTAGAAATGCTTCAGGTCTCGTATATGAAAATCTAATTAAGAGAACTTGTGATAAATTAGAGTTGGATGCAAAGAAAAATGATTACGTTAAAACAGAAGAAGTTAATGGATATAGTTTAAAGAATTTACAAGTTGATTGGCATGTATATAAAAATGGTAAGATGACTAAAGCAATAGAATCAAAAACATATCTTGATGCTTGTTATCTTAAACGTGCTATCCTTGATTTTATAGAATTAGATCAATCTCCTGATGTTCCTGATAATGTAGAATATGCTATATTTGCAGGTCAAAATGCTTGTGGTGATGCACCTTTTGCATATTATCCAGCATTTTTCAAGAAGATTACAGGTAAAGATGTAAAGATCTTCTTTGTTAATCCTCAAAGAAAGAGATCATCTTCACGACCAATTTATAAAGAAGAGTATAGAGAAGATTTCAATCTTGACAATAAGGTGTATAATAGTTTCATACAATGGTTACATAATTGATGAATTTATATAATGATGATATGTTCAATATTCTCTGGAGAATTCAAGACCAGAGTATTAATTTATTATTGACAGATTTCCCTTATGGCACACTTAATAAGAGAAATGAGTGGGATACTATTATAGATTATCCTAGATTTTGGCAACAAATTGATAGAATATGTAAACCAAATGCTGCTATTATATCTACAGCAGCACAACCATTTACCAGTAAATTAATATCATCTAACTATAATGATTTTAAATATACATTAGTATGGGAGAAATCAAAAGCAAGTGGATATTTAAATGCAAAGAAACAACCATTAAAAGCACATGAAGATATTGTGGTATTTTATAAGAAACAAACTACATATAATCCACAATTTACAACTGGTGTTCCTTATGATAAAGGTAAAGCAGTTAGAGATACTGAAGCATACGGTAAACAAACTAAAGCAGTACACGTTAAAGATACTGAAGGTAAGAGATACCCTCGTAGTGTGTTATACTTTAAGACCGCAGAAGGTGAAGGTAAATTACATCCAACACAGAAACCTATTGCACTATTTGAATATTTAATTAGAACATATTCAAATGAAGGTGATACTATTCTTGACCCATGTATGGGATCAGGAACTACTGGTGTTGCATGTAATAATACTAATAGAAAGTTTATTGGTATTGAAAGAGATAGTGAATATTATAATATTGCACAAGATAGATTATCATCACTTCCTATAGACATTACAAAATTATGAGAGATACTATTTTATTTGGAGATTGTCTCCAAACACTTAAACAATTTGATGAAAAAGCAAGGTGTTGCATTACATCTCCACCTTATTATGGTTTAAGAGATTATGGAGGGGAGGATTGTCAGATAGGACAAGAAGAATCTCCAGAAGAGTATATTCAAAAATTAGTAAAAGTATTCCAAGAGGTAAGAAATAATC